ACCAGAAGATACTGCTCCAATTATCTTTGTAGAGGGTTCTATCTTAAATTTACCGTATTCAGTTCCATCTACGATAATATCTCTATTATACCCACCATCAAAATTTAACTTATAATAAGTTTTACCATATCCTACCTCAATCCTCTCCACAGAGGTAATTGGTGCGTATGATCGATTAATATTTTTATCAAATTTATACGCATCTTGATATAAAGTTGCACCATCAAGATTATCAGGATTACCTTCAATGGGTTCTACGATTAGTTGGTTAACAATTTCATATCTTGCATTAGACGGGGTAAACAAAAACTCAGATGGTCTAATGACTTTTACATCCTTATTATATAAAGCTCTAAACAGGATTTCAAACGATTGATCTGTGCCTTTGCTGAGATAGAAATCTTTAGACTGCTTTAGGAAGATATTTTGATTTAGATCCTCATCTAAGGTTCTATTCTCCAATCCAGGAAGAATTTGATTTTTTGTTTTTAATAAAAACTCTTTTAGAAATAAAATGCTTAAGTTTTCGATTGAAGCACCAGCTTTATGATCATCAGATTCGCTTTCTTCAAATACTAACTCTGCATTGTTAATTACATCCTTGTAAGATGAAATACCAACAAATCCTCTTCTACATCCAGTAAACGAAAACTCAGTTTTATCCCTGTAAGTTATAATTTCATTATCAATTTTTAATAGTCCATACGAATCAGGAAATCCAATAGTTCCACTAGGAGACTTACCCGGATCTACTTTAATTGTTTTATCGTAAAAGTTAGTATCAGATTGAAGTACAACAGATTCAACTAAATTTGTTGTAGTGTCTAATTTAATATACTCGTCAATATTTTGAATCAGATCAACAGGTCCACTCTGGTATTCCTGTCCAAGATAGTACTGCTTTAAAAAACTGGATACTAAAGGATAATCTTCCTGAACATACTGAGGAAGTTGACTAGAAACAACACTGTTGAGTTGGACTCTGTTTTTTGACATTTTATTGATTTATCGTCTTAGTATGAAGAACTTGAACCTGAAGATCCAGATGTGGATGTAGTTGTAGTAGTAGGTGTTGAATAAGATGTTCCGCTGCTGGTGCCTGTAGTGGTTGTGACAGATGTGCCACCAGTGGTGCCTGTAGTCCCCTGTACGCCGCTTGTGGTGGTTATACTACCACCTGCCCTCACCAGATTGCCATTAGCGTAACTAGAGGATACGATGTAATTGGATGCTGATGGATCCAATCCAGAGGAGATTTCATCAACAATCATTTCAAAATTACTACCTCCTATATCTAGTTGCAAATAAAGATCCTGTAATCCGATAACATCATTAGAGTGTGGAGATGCTTCAATTTCAATAATAGGAATTCCATCCTTATCTTTTGCAGTTAAAACGTTGATGGGATTGAGGGTTACAATTCCAGAAACGTAATTAATTGTTCCAGCATTCCTTCTTAAAATAGTAGGAGATTGAGAACCTACATTTGGAACAGTGAATAAGAATACTGTGCCTGTAACCCGATTTGTATCAGGAACATCACCCAGGTAAACTACCTCATTAATTCCTGCAACGGTAAATCCAGAAGATTTGATGTTAAAACCATCCATACTTTTAATATGGAACTCATTACCAAATCCAATAGAATATTCTGCAAATGAATTAGTCACAACTCTCAAATCTCTTCTCATTTTCACTGTAGTGATGTTAGAGGTAACTGCTTCATGACTATCATCAACGATTTTCAAGAATTTACTATATTTAAACCTAGCACCATACTTATTCATTTCAGAAGACTCAGCATACTTATTTGCATTATTCTGAACGATAGTAGAGACTGCTGCTGCCGAAGGAGCGAGGTTTGAGTTATAATAAACCTTACTATCAATTTCTAAGTAAAGATATTTGAGATCTAGAATTTCTGGAACAATTCCAGCGACGGCATATTTCTTTAATTTGAGTTTTATATTCTCTTTCATTAAATTTGGTAGAAAATCACCAAATCTAGGTTTGATACTAATAAAAACCTTACCATATTGAGGTGGAACTAACTCTTCCCCACCAAAAACAGAGATAGATTCAGTTTCTGGGTAAATTTTTGCTGGAATTAGTGTTTCATAGTCATTTGCGGTCAATGCTCTGTTTTGAGAAGCATAAATGCGAGGCGCAAACTTCTTAATTGACTCAACACCTTCAATTGACTCTCCACCAGATGCAACAATCCCCGTTGTAAGTGCAGAAATACCAGAAGTAACAATATAAGTTTGAGAATTGCGGTTATAAGAAAGTCTTCCAGAAAATTTGAAGTTATTGACGCCATTTGCAGCATCACCACTAGAGGTGATATAATTTACTTCAATAAAATTATTATCTTCAAGTTTTTTACCAAAAATATTGTCTCCAAAGATGACTTGATATCTTTCATCATCAACTTCTTGAATAAAGTATACTTTTGAGTCTCCGTCAATATCAAACAAACTATCCTGAAGACTATATTTTACACTTCTGGAAGATTGTTGATTTGGTTTAACAGTAACCGTCATCAATTCAGAGTCAATGCCAATATTATCCAAAATAAACTTCTGTTCTGGATTTCTTGCGTTGTAAGTAAAGTTGGATGTTACTAAATTACCCTCATAAACTGGAATATTATTAAATTGTGCAGTATTATCAACAACGGGAACAGTTATATCTTCTAAAATCGAGAAAACGAATGATTGTGAACCAAAAGAACTAGAGGAACTTGCTACAACTCCTTTTTGGAGAGTAATAGTTGCTGGTGCAGGTGAAATATCACCAGTGTTAATAAAAAATGTGATGGTAGCACGGGCAGCTTTGCGTGATTTTGGTGTATAACCAATATTTCTTGCTAAAGAGACTACATTTTCTCTTAAGGTCGCACTATCAATAAAAACTTCGTTCGCAACCATGTTTGCGTTATACGAAGTGATGTAGGTATTGTATGCCAAAACGTCAAGGATCGTCGAAAGGTTGGATCCCTCAAAATCATAGTCGGTGAAACTAGAATTTTCTTTTAGATATTCTCTAAGTGTTGATTTAACCTGATTAAAGTCCAGGTTAGTGAAATTAGATAGTGGCATTTTTTACCTGGTTGGAAGCAAAACAAGATCTAACGACTGTGGTGGGATATCTGCACCAATGATACTATATTGTATAGTTGCATTCATAGCATTTCCATCATAATCAGGAACAACCCGTACATCGGTCAATGTCACTCTTGGTTCATAGTTCAAAATGGATTGAACAATTTCATCTCTAATATTAGAGGCAGTAACAGGGTCAATATTCTCAAACAAAAACCTGGAGACCCGAGAACCGAAGTCCTCATCGAAAAATTTCTCTCCAGGTTGCGTAAATACGATATTTTTTACCGAACGGGCAATAGCGGTGGCATTTTTTAACACCACAAGGTCGTCATTCAGAGGATTTCTCTGAAATGTCATACTTATATCCCTAAAACCTTGACTTACCCGTTGTATCGGCACACGAATATAGCGATTATATTTTATTTATTAGGGATTCGGATCAAATATTTCGTTATCAAAGTCAGATTTTTCCGAATTTTCGGTCAAATCGTCATTTTCAATCTCTTGTAGCACTTTTTTCTTCGGTTTTTGCCAACAATCAGTGATTAGTTCGGTTGTGCCCCATACTTCACGCATAAATTTACTATCTGTATTGGGATAAAGGTTTTCAGTCATCGATTTTTTCCTCTTTTTTGGGTGAATCTTCACGTTCTTTAGCTGTTTTCCAAAAATATTCGTCTTCACGACCCATACCGAGACGTTCAAACCCATTTTCAACTTGATAATATTGCGTTGATACCTTAAAATCGGGCATTTTTGGATCAACAGGCGTCAAGCTGTTATCATAGATACGCATTCTATTGTTTGGATATAATGCATATTGCCCATTTTCTAGTTCAATTAGATTATGAGACTTATGTTCAGCAGGATTTTCACTTGTAGCATAGTCAACTACCTCAGGATCCTGATGATAATTGTCTATCGTACAAATATATGTACCTTTTTGAATACCAAAGTCGCGAGTATACAACTCATAGTCCATTGAACCAATGAATTGTTTCGTTACTGCAACAACACCATAGTCCATACAATTCCAAAATTGTAGGTTAGGTAAGTTCATATCAGGACTAGGAGTCTCTGGTGCCGAGACGAAGGCGCTGATAGGCAACTTGTCGTACATTGCAGCATATTCAGGTAGGTATGTTTCAAAATAAAAAGTGCGCCCAGGAATCGACTTACACGATACCCAGACGCCTTTAACAAATTCGCCATGACCACTTTGGTGATCAGTCAAATATTCTTTACGTACCCAGACCTCAACCGAGGGGAGATTGCAAATAAGAGCAGACATTGTAAATTAATGTATCTACGTCTATTTACCCTGCCCACGATACTTCTTTTTTGCTTTATTACGAGAAGTCGCAGAAAGTAATGTATACTGCGAGTTTCCTTGGCGAGTTTTTTTCGGTGTGCCCTTAATGTAATTACCGCCTTTCATCATCATAGTTCAGTACCTCAAATAACACGAGTTTTTTCGTGACCGACTCTAATCCGAGGATCGCACCAGATTTCAAATCCTTTCTCCTTGGCATCAAGACAGAATGAGACATCCTCACCACACATGTCCTGTACATTTCCACTCTCAAAGACTTGCATCTTAGGAGCAAACCAAGGGTATTCCAGATTCTCAAATACACCCTTCTTGATCAATACCCATCCAAATCCAGTGTAATCAACAGTAAAAGGTTTCTTACGCTTCTGAATGGATTCGACAGTTTCGTGATTCATCACTCCACCATTCTTACGGAAATCATCCTCCTCAAGCCAATGTGCAACAGAAGTCGTGTGTCCATCTTCAGTGGCATACCATCCAGCAACTACTTCCCTCTCTGCACCATCGGCAGCAATTGCCATATCACAGAGTTGCCAGAACTTACTCGTATCGAACACGATATCTGAGTCAATCCACAGTTGGTAGTCATACTGCAGTTTACCGTCCCAAGGAATCTGATTAGGTCCACGCAACACATTTGCACCCAGACACTTACAACGTGCAAAGTTAACCATAGAAGAGTAATCTTGACTGATCTGAATACTCATTCCATTCTGTACCATATCAAAGCACAGTTGTACGAAGTTCTTCAAGAAGATATAAGAACATCCGCGACCAGGTAGACAAAATACAATTGTCTTACCTTTCATTCTTTCTTTAATTGCCGCAATGTCCCACTCAGGTGCTTGAGTCTTCTTGGGCGCATTCGCTTTTACAGTAAATCCTTTAGCCATGTTTTTTGAATTGCTTCAGTTCAATTATAGTACGGTGTATGTATGATGTCAATAACTATCACAACCTTCTGGATCTGGCGTATTACCCGAACGAACTCCAAGGGGGCGATTGCATTCCTCATAAGACAAATCCTCAAGGTCATAATCAGTCTTCATTAGACCAACCATTCCCTTGAGGGTTTTCCATGTATTATTAAATTCTTCTCTTGATAGATTGTTATATAAACACTCTTTTTTTGCGTAGATGTGATAAACCTTTTCCATAAAAATTTTTTGCGAGAAATTTTTTTTCCAATTATGAATTTGACTTTCGCATTATATATCGAGGTCGATCTGTCACCTCTGTAGGTTAGGGTAGTTAGTCGTTTTTATATACGGCGGCAACGCGCCCCGCCACGATAACAACGAACCGCGAACAACTGTGGTCCACGGTGTTACTCTCCCACATAATATCACGGAGACTAACTGTTGTCAACCCCCGTGTTATTATGTATCAATGAGACTGCCAATTCACCACCTGACAGGTGTACTCAGGTCCTCTACGTAACTATCAATCAGACGCTCAGATCCTTCCAGTTCAAAAAGATCCTCCCATGAAATCTGATGCGGGTCAAAGTCTTCCATCACCTCAATATCTAAGGTGATTCTATAACGTTGCTTCTGTGCCTGACTGATAGCGACTGACATGATTGACTCCGTTGGTGATACTTGACTAGTATAGACTGCCTGAGAGATATTGTCAATCTTCCATCTGTTATTTATTAGAAGGACTGATGGTTTTTGTCTGTCAATCCCCACAAAAATTTATACTGGCGGTCTTGACATTTCTGCGCGTTCGTGATAGACTGCTCGCTATT